GTTTAACGCTACTCACATTCTTAGTTTTAAAACAAAAGCAGATACAAATATAATAGCTGATGTCGCCAGTAAAATTATGGGAACTCAAAATGTGGATATAAACGACACTAAAAAAAACTAAAAAATAATCCAGAACTACACAATATATTTGCCTTAGCTGAAAAACTAAGTAAGACTGCATCTGAAATCTTGCAAATGCCAGTTGATGAGTTTAATATGTGGCTTGCATATTTCGATCTTCAAAGAGAAGAAAAAGAAAGGCAAGAACGTATTGCAAGAATGAAAAAATAGATGGCAACAAAAAAAGTAAATATTGATCTAGTCGCAAAAGACAAAACAAGACAAGCGATGCAATCCGCAACTAAAGGGGTTGATGGTGTAAAAAGTTCAGTATTAAATTTAAAAAATGCACTAATTGGTTTAGGTGCTGGTGTTGCTATAAAAGGTTTTGTTGATGTAGGTAAATCAGTCGAATCACTTCAAGTTAGATTAAAATTTTTATTTGGAAGTGTTGAAGAGGGTTCAAGAGCCTTTGACGCTATGGCTAAGTTTGCTAGTAAAGTACCTTTCTCTCTTGGAGAAATTCAATCGGGTGCTGGTGTTCTTGCTGTTGTTAGTAAAGATGCAAACGAACTTTCAAAAGTATTAGAACTTACTGGTAACGTAGCGGCAGTTACAGGATTAGATTTTAGAACAACGGCAGAGCAAATACAAAGGTCATTATCTGCTGGTATTTCAAGTGCTGATTTATTTAGAGAAAAAGGTGTCAAATCCATGTTAGGATTTAGTGCTGGTGCAACAGTTTCAGTTGAACAAACAAGAGAGGCTTTGTTTAGAGTATTTGGTAAAGATGGAGAGTTTGCTGGTGCTACTGATGATCTTGCAAATACTTTAGAGGGAACTTTATCAATGATAGGAGATAAGTTCTTTAATTTTCAAAAAACAGTTGCAGAACAATTTTTTGTTGCACTTAAAAAAGAGTTTGGTGCATTAGATGAGGCGTTAGCCGCTAACGAGGGGTTGATTTTAGATATAGCAGAATCTGTTGGTAAAGGTTTAGCAAATGCTGTCACTTTTGCGGCAGATGCTTTTAGATTTATGCACGAAAACATGGAACTTATTAAAAAAGTTGCTTTAGCTACTATTGTCTTTGGTATGACAAAAGCATTCATAGGATTAACAGTTGCAATTAAAAAAGCTGGTGTCGCTATGATGGCGTTTAATAAAAAATCTATGAAAAACCTTGCTGGTTTGATAGCCGCTGGTGCTGTTCTTTTAGCAGACTACACAGGGGCTTTAGACAAACTATTAGCAAAATTTGAAAAACCTAAAACAATAGAGGATTTTGCGTCTGAAGTTGAACTACTAAACGAACAAATAGGATTACTTGATGAAAAAGATTTTACTGCACATAGTAAATTTAGAAGAATGCAAGATGAGGCTCATAGAACAATAGATGCTTTGAAAAAAATGCAAATTGAGGTTGGAGAGAATAGTGCTGAATTTGTAAGATTAGAGGGAATGATTGAAAGCATAAGAGAGGCATTGATGTCAGTTCCTTTGCAAGAAATTACATTTGGACTAGATGATCAAGCAGAATCAGTAGGTTTTCTAACAGAAAGTTTTGGTAAATTTAAAGAGGGTTTTATGGAGGCTATGAACAAAGATACTATAGATGGATTTGTTAAAGCTGGAAAAACTGCATTTGATTCATTAAAACAAACATTGACTGATTTTGTAGTTACAGGCGAACTTAATATGAAAAAGTTTGCTGATGTAGTTAAAAGAGCAATCATTGAGGCATTAATAGGAAAAGCAGTTCAAGCCGCAGTCAATAAAGCTATGGCTATGTTTAAAATGGACGCAATAAAAAAAGCGTTAATTAGTGTTTATGAGGGTGCATTAAGAACTTTTGCATCTATTCCTTTCCCATTTAATATTGCGGCTGTTGGAGGTGCAATAGCTTTTGGTATGGGTATGGTAAATAAAATAAAAGGTTTTGAAAAAGGTGGACGACCACCTATGGGCCAGCCATCAATAGTAGGAGAAAAAGGGCCAGAGTTGTTTGTACCTGACCAAGCTGGAACAATAGTACCGAACAATCAACTTGGTATGTCAAAACCAGTAACAGTAAACTTTAATATAAATACTGTTGATGCAAGAGGTTTTAATGAGTTATTAGTTAATAGCAGAGGTGTTATTGTAAATATGATTAACAGTGCTGTTAATGAAAAAGGTAAGGCGGCATTGATATGAGTGGTTCTTTACCTGATACAGCGTTCAACGCAATTAATTTTAAATCAAATCAAAAAACTTTATTTAGTGAAACTGATAGTGGCAAAACATTTAGGAGACAAGTTCAAGGCCAAAGATTTAGTTTTACCTTATCATATCCTACTATGACTAGATCAGACTTTGCCCCAATAATGGCTTTTATAATAAAACAAAGAAGTCGTAAGGAAAATTTTACAATAACTTTACCGACTACTTTTGATAGTCAAGGTAACGAAACAGGAACTTTATTAGTAAATGGTTCTCACTCTGCTGGAGATACAACTATAAATATTGATGCTTTTGCTGGCGATGGTGCTGGTCGTCTTAAAGCGGGAGACCTAATCAAATTTGCACATGATAAATTATATATGGTGGTTGCAGATGTTACATCTTCAAGTAACGCCGCAACTGTTACCATAGAACCACCACTTAGAACTGCATTAGCTGATAACAGTTCAGTAACTTATAAATCTGTGCCAGCAACAGTTCATTTAAATAGTGATATGCAAGAGTTTGAAACAAGAGCAAATGATAAAGATGGTAACTTACTTTTTAATTTTGAGTTTGATGTTATTGAGAGTTTATAATGGCAAGAGGATTAACCAGTTCCATAAAAACAGAACTAGCAACAGGGGTCATTGACCCAGTATTATTAGTCGAAATAGAATTTGGTACACCAGTCTATTTAACTAACGCACCTTTTGATATAACATCAAGTGTATCGGGTTCATCAAGAACTTATCTTACAAACGGACATTTAAAAAATATTACTGGTATCAATGAAACAAACAAACCAACAAAAAATAGTTTACAGCTTACACTTTCTGGAGTCGATCAAACATATATATCAATAGCTTTATCAGAAAACATTATTAACAAAGAGGTTTATATTTACAGAGGTTTTTTAGATGCAAACAATGCTCTTATTGCTGACCCTTTTTTATTATTTTTTGGAACAATCGATGAATACAGAATATCTGATACTACAAGCACTGCTAATTTAGTTTTAAATTTAACTTCACATTGGGGAAACTTTGAAAAAACAAGTGGTAGAGTTACAACAGACAATTCGCAACAAAGATTTTTTAGTGGAGATAAAGGTATGGAGTTTGCCGCTTTGACTGTGAGAGATATAAAATGGGGTAGAGATTAATGTCTAGTTTTCATTTTTACGAGGCATCAAACAAAAACATGGACGAAATATTTGAAATATTAAATGAGTTTGAAAAAGAGGCCCCAGCATTAGATTATCCTCACATACACAGAGCAAAGATGAAACAAACTTTGATGATGTTTTTACAAAAAGGAAAAATAATTTTAATCAAAGATTTAGATAAAAATAAAATAGTTGGAATAACAATTTTTGTATTTAACGAATATCTTTGGTCTAAAGAACAGTTACTATCAGTTCAAGTAATTTATATATTAAAAGAATATCGATCATTTAAATTATTTAATCAAACTATGGATATAATTAAAAATCAGGCAAAAGGAAGACATATTCATTTAACAATATCAACTAGATTGATGGCAGATAAATTACTAGATAGATATGGCTTTGAAAAATTAGGCGGATTATGGAGGTACTCAGATGTGTGACCCGGGTGGAATTATAGAGGATATAGTTGATACAGTAACAGACGTTGTAGATTTTGTTGTTGATCTTGTTGTAGATGTAATTAGCTGGATAAATCCTATTCCTGAGATACCTGATTTTGGAGGAAACCAGCCAGACTTGAATGCAAGAGGTGTATTAGTAAATAAAATCAGTGCAAATGCACATATACCAATAGTTTACGGAACAAGACAAGTAGGCGGAAATGTGGTCTTTGTAGAGACTTCTGGAACTGACAACGAATTTTTGTATATGGCAATAATAGTTTCAGAGGGCGAGATAGATGACATAACTAAAATACTGGTTAATGACAATGAGGTTACTTTCAGTGGAGACTTATCAGACAACACTCAAAGAACTGTTGCTAGTTCTGACGCAAATTATTTTAAAGCACCTGACGCTGATTCTAGTGCTGAAAGTTTAATTACTGTTGAACCACACTACGGAACTGATTCGCAATCAGCATCAACTTTGTTATCAGAATTGTCCTCATGGACGTCAAACCATCGTCTGCGTGGGCTTGCGTACATAGCACTTAAATTCAAATGGAACTCAGATGCTTTTGGTTCTTTACCAAATGTTACTGCAATAGTTAAAGGTAGAAAAGTTTACAATCCAAATCTTGACGGCACAAAAACGGGTGGCAGTGGTTCACACAGACAAAACGATAGCACAACTTGGGAGTATTCAGATAACGGCATTTACCAAATGTTAGATTATTTAAGAAACGAAAGATTTGGTATGGGTATCGCAGATAGTTATTTTGACAGTAACTTTGCAGACTGGCAAACGGCTGGCGATGTAGTAGATGCAAACATAACACCTTTTAGTGGTGCAAGTCAGATTGATTTATTAGATAGCCACCCAGTCGTAGATACATCAAGAAAAGCTATTGATCTAGTTTCAGATTTTGTAAAAGGCACTCGATCATATCTAAATTTTACTGCTGGAAAATACAAAGTATTAGTTGAAACAACTGGTAGTGCTAGTATCACATTAACAGAGGATAATATAATAGGTGGCATAAATGTGGCTAGTAAAAACAAAAACTCTCGTTTTAATCGTGTTATTGTAAATTTTACAAATCCAAATAAATCTTATCAATCAGATACGGCCCAGTTTCCACCAGTAGATGAAACAGGACTTGCCAGTGCAGATACACACAGCGTTATGAAAGCGGCAGATGGTGGGATATTACTTGAGTCTAAATTTGATTTTCCGATGATCGTAAATCAGCATCAGGCCCAAGAACTTGCAGAGATTATACTGCGTAGGTCAAGATCAAGCCTTGATGTGTCTTTAAAATGTGACGGAACTGCCTTAGATTTAGCTATCGGGGATATCGTTAATATTACTCACGCCACGCCATCTTTCTCGGCTAAACCTTTCCGTATTCAAGGAATGACTATAAACACAGATCATACAGTCACTTTACAACTTAGCGAGCATCAAGACTCATACTACGCTTTTGGTACTCAAGTTGCACCCGCAACTATACCAGATACGACCTTGCCTAATCCTTTTAGTGTTCAACCACCAGCTAGTGTTACTTTAGATGACGAACTAATTGAATATGCAGATGGTATCGTAATAACAAGATTATTGATAACAGTGGGAGTTTCGCCTGACAAATTTGTTGAAAATTATGAGGTACAAATCAAACAAACTTTAGACCCTGACGGAAACGCTGTGAGTGATTCGTTTAGAGAAATAGCAACTGGTAAAATACTAAGCTATCAACACCTTAATGTAATAGATGAGGCGACCTACCAGATTCGAGTTAGGGCTGTCAATACTATCAATGCTAAATCGACATTTGTGTCAGCAACTCGAAAGATTGTGGGAGGCGTTGATGTTCCCTCAAATGTGGAAGACTTTGCTGTTGAAATGCATGGACAACACCAAATGAAATTAACTTGGACTCCACCTAGTAAAAACAGCGATTTAGATATTTCTTATTATGACATTAGATTTCAAGATGTGCTTACTGGTGCTAAATGGATTAACTCAACAAATTTAGTTAGATGTCCAAGAAGAAAATGCGACTCTGCAATCGTTCCAGCCAGAGTGGGTAGCTATCTTATAAAAGCAGTAGATAAAAATTCTAATAGTTCTGCAACGGAAACGATCATCGCTACTAATATATCAGGCATACAAGCATATAAAACAGTAGCTAATTTTACAGAAACACCAAATATATTTACTGGTTTAGATCAAATGGACGGAACTTTACCATTAGCTGTAAAAATAGACCCATCTGGGGACACTGTTATAACACTTGATACAGTTACTAATTTTGATGATACTGTTGGAAATTTTGACAGCCCAACGGGAGATTTTGAGTTAGGTGGAACAGATTCAACCTCAAATCCAAATTTTAACAATAAAAACAGAGACGCAAAAGGATTTTACAATTTTTCTAATTCATTATCATTATCACAAATATATGATGGCGATGTAGTACCAAGTATTACTCTTGATGCAGAAAACCCTTATGATTTGTTTGATTCGGGTCGTGGTGCATTATTTTTTGACAGCGCCCGTGCGCCCTTCGACGGGACTGAGCAATTACACGCTTTCCACAGAGTTCAAATAGCAACATCAACTACCTCACTAGCAGATTGCACATCTTTTGGAGATATAACTCAATCCGCAACTTTTAAATTTAAGTTTGCTAAATTTAGATTGAAACTTACTAATGATGATGACCAAACCTCTAGTAATGTAAAATCTATTGCTATTAAATTAAATATTGAAGAAAGAACTTTTGCAGAAAGTAATTTAGCAACATCATCAGGCTCAAAAACAATTACATTTACAAATCCATTTTTTGAAGTGCCAGCACTAGGTATAGCGGCTCAAAATATGGCTAGTGGAGATACGTTTACAATTAGTTCAAAATCGGTTAATGGTTTCAGTATTGCTTTTGTAAATTCTAGCGGTGCGGCTGTAGATAGAACTTTTGATTATATTGCTAAAGGTTTCGGGTTGCAAAGTTAAACAAGAAAGGATATAGATTTATTATGGCACAAGTGAGTGATACAAGTTTGGCGAATCAGGGTTTTTCTGCTTTTAGGACTGAGTTAAATAATATCTTATCAGCTTTAAATTCTTCTCATAGCGGTAGTTCTGCACCCGGCTCTGTGACTGCTGGAACAATTTGGGTAGATACAGGAACATCAGGTTTTTTAAAAATTAAAATTAATGACGGAACAGATAACATAGAATTATTTAGTATTAATATTTCAACAAATGCAATAACGAGTACGGCATCAGTAACAGGGACTATTTCAGAAACAGACCCACAGGCGGCGGCTCTTAGTATTGCTTTAGGATAAGGGGGAAACATTGGCAAACAATTTTAAATTAAAAACAAACGGGGCTATGCCAGCTAGTGCGGGAACGCCTCTGACCCTATACACTTGTCCAAGTTCGACACAAACTATCGTTATTGGATTAACACTTTGTAATATTCACACAACTGGCGTAACTGCTGATGTTCAATTAGTTTCAGATACATCAGACACAGAAACAAACGAAACAGTATTATTAGCTAAAGATGTGTCGATTCCAGCTGGTTCGAGTTTGGAATTATTATCGGGTGGTAAGTATGTAATGCAAGCTACTGACGTTTTAAAAATAGATTGTTCAGTTGCGGCTAAGATTGATGCAACACTAAGTATATTAGAGATAACATAGGAGGTAAAGATTGAGTTATATTGGTGTACCTCCTCAAGCAACATTTTCAAGTGGTTTATTAGATCGTTTTACCTCTACAACGGGTACGACTGTAACCCTTACCCATGATATCGCATCAGAAAACGATATTGTAGTTTTTGTTAATTTTGTAAAACAAGATAGCACAACTTATTCAGTAGGTGGCACAGGAAACAAAACTTTAACTTTAGGTGGCACTTTAGTTTCATCTGATATTGTAGAAGTTCATTATTTAAACATTGTAGGTCAAACAAATGCACCCTCAGCTGGTAGTGTAGGCAGTTCTCAATTAACTGCTGATGTAATTACAGGTCAAACAGAATTAGCATCAGGTGTAGCATCAACAGATGAACTTTTAATCTCTGATGCTGGAGTTTTAAAAAGAGTAGATGTATCTTTAGTTGGTGGAACTAATACACCAAATTTTTTTGCTTATGCAAATGCAGATCAAACTATAAGTCACGACACATCTACTAAATTACAAATAAACACAGAAGTTTATGATAGTGGTTCAGCTTATGATAATTCTAATTACAAATTTGTTGTACCATCAGGACAAGGTGGTAAATATAATTTTACACTACAAGTTTTTTTGTATGATTCAAATGGTAACTTAAATGGTATTAGACCAAAATTTTATAAAAACGGCTCAGTAGTAAGTGAGGCAGAATGGCAAAAAGAATCTGGAGGAAATAAACGATTTTATAATTATAGTTCAAATACTAATGTCACATTAAATCTTTCTGCATCTGATTATATTGAGCCTTATGTATTAGCACCTACTAATGATAGCGGCACATTTATAATGGACGGACACGCAACTATTTATAGAAATTTTTTTACAGGATATAAAATTATAGAATAGGATAAATTATGGCATTTAGTAAAATTATAGCAGAAAGTATGGACTTAAGTGACAACTACGCATTTACAGGAACTGTAACTGGTACTCCTAGCATAACAAATGCTCAAAGTTTTTATTTATCTGGATCAAAAACTATTGCTGCTGGAACAGCAACAGTAATAGATTCAGCTTGGACAGCTTTAGACACAACAAAAGTAGGTATAATAGGATCAGCAAGTAATATTACAGTTTCTTCTGGTATTTTTTCTTTTGCAACAACAGGAATTTATTTAGTTGAAACTACTATGAATTTTTATGAACAAAGTGGATCAAATTCAAGATATGTTATGGGTAATGTAGAGGTAACTGCAAATAACAGCAGTTATAGTGTTGTTGCTCAAGCGACAGGACAAAGGTCAAATACTTCTGGAGGTAATAATGATAATAATGTTGTTTATCCATCAGCTTTAGTTGATGTAGATGATACTTCAAATGTAAAAGTAAGATTATCTGCAACGTCAGAAACTGAATCAAAAACAGAAACACAAACCAAAGGTTTTCAAATTAGATTTATAAGATTAAGTGATACATAAAATTAAGGAGGACAAACTATGGCACAACTAAGTACAAAAATAAAACTATACTGCGAGGCAAACAGTAAGGTTGCTGATTTTGGCCCTGACGGAAATATCGTTTTACAAGATGATTCTGATGGGAACGGGCCTTACATCAAAACTTGGTCAGTAGATGGTTTAGATAAACCAACTGATGCACAGATAGCTAGTTATGAGTCAGCTGGAGATACTGCTGAAACAAATGCTGGTATAGATGCAACTAGACGATCTCAGTATGGAGACTGGTCGACTCAGCTTGAAATGTTGTATAAAGATCAGAAAGATGGTACATCTACATTTAAAGACCATAACGATAAAGTTAGATCAGATAACCCAAAATAAAGGAGTAAATTTTGGCATACATAGGTAAGAATCCGACCACAGGCTCGTTCTTATACGCAGACGATATAACTACGAGTTCAACTAACACCTACAATATATTAGTAGGTGGTGTAGCATTTAGTCCAGAATCGGCAAATCACTGCATAGTTAGTTTGAACGGCGTAATCCAAAAAGCTAATACATCTTTTTCTATTAGCGGGTCTCAGATTACATTTTTGCCATCAAGCGGTACTCTTTCGTCATCTGATAGTATTGACTTCATTTTAATATTAGGCTCGGTAAACGATGTCGGGGTTGCTACCACAGTAACAGATAGTGCAATCACAAAAGGCAAACTAAATTTAATATCTGATAGTTCTAGTGCTGGTCTAACAGTTAAAGGCGATGGAAGTTCAGAAAATGGTACAATACAATTAAACTGTTCACAGAATAGTCATGGCGTAAAAATATCTTCGCCAGCCCACAGTGCGGGTCAATCTTATGAATTAATTTTACCTACAGGAAATGTAACAGCAGATAAAGTTTTAAAAGTTGCATCAGTATCAGGGTCAGGTGCGACAGGAGTTGGACAACTTTCATTTGGCGATGCTGGTGGAATAACAGAGGCAGATTTTTTCTTTTTACCATCTGACATTACATCAAATGGATTTATTACAAGTTTCACTAGAGCAACCACAGGATTTAGTAAACTTGGTACAGGAATGTCTCATTCAAGTGGTGTCTTTACATTTCCATCAACTGGTCTTTATGAAATAAGATTACAAGGAGAAATGGATAGTGTAGATGACGATAGTTTTTTTGCTGTTGGTATATATGCAACAACTGATGGCAGTGGTTATAATGAATTTTCAAGAGCAAGAGGTGGAAGTACAGATAGTGGTGGAGATACAAGATTAACTACAAGTACCACAATATTATTTGATGTGACCGACACCTCAACACATAAAGTAAAAATGAATGTTGATTCTTTAGCATCTGGAACTTTAGTAGGTGCATCTGCACCAAATTATAGAACTCATGTTATTTTTAAAAGATTAGGAAACACATAGGATAAAATTATGCCATTAATAAAATTAAACGCAACACAAGGACTTACAGGAACACTACCAGCAGTTAGTGGTGCGAACTTAACTAATATTTCTGGTGGTAAAGTTTTGCAAGTTTCAGCTTTGGCTCAATCATCATCTGCACAAACTTTTTCTTCAACAAGTTATGCTGATTTAACTAATGTAACTGTTAATATAACACCATCAGCAACTTCTAGTAAAATTTTAATATTATCAAATATTGGAAGTGATTTAAATAATTCAGAGGGTTATGGTATGCAATTTGTTAGAGGCTCAACAAGTATTTACGCAACAAAAACACTTTATACTCTTTATTCAGAGGGAGTTACACAAGTATATAATGTTAATATGTTTAATTATTATGATAGTCCAAACTCAACCTCACAACAAACTTACAAAGTTCAAATAAGGTCATACAATGGAGAAAGTATAAATATAAGCACAAGTTATAATTCTAACATACAAGTAATGGAGATAGCTGGATAATGACGATAGCAAAAGCAATAAAAAAAATAAATGTAAATGCAGAATTTACATATTTATCAGATGATATTAATTCTATTAAATGGTTAAATGGAACAACACCTATTCCTAAAGCTGACATAGAAACTAAGATGAACGAACTACAAGCTGAATATAATGCTGAAGAATGGAAAAGAAATAGAAAAGCAGAATATCCATCACATGAAGATTGTATTCACGCACTATTAGATGGTGGCGATACACTTACTGAACTACAAGAAAAAAGAACAGCAACTAAAAATAAATATCCAAAGCCAGAATGATAAATGAGAAATCCTTTTATTATTGGAATTATTATAGCATCAATATTAATTTGGTTTCTTAATGGTTTAATGAACTCTGCTCTTGGGGCAGATACTAATACAGTTTCATCAACAGTCGTCACAAACAATACACCACCAACAGCTAACGCACCAAGCGTTGTAGTAAATAATTCAGATGTTTGTAAAACAGCGGCATCAGTAGGTGTTCAGACACAAATTTTAGGTATTGCATCAGGGGTCACAGTAACTGACGAAAACTGTGAACGTATTAAACTCTCTCGATCTCTCTATGCTATGGGTATGAAAGTAGCCGCTATTTCTACATTGTGTGCTGATGCAAGAGTATTTGATGCGATGTGGAATGCGGGTACTTACTGCCCCTACAATGCTAGCATCGGAGAGGACGCCAAAAAGGGTTGGGAAGAAAACAAAGATAAAATTCCAAAAGGCAGTTTAATTTTTGCTAGTATGGAAGAGGCAGATAAACTTAAAATAAAACAAGAAAGAGAAAAAGATGGCAAAACGAATGGTTGGAGGGTTTTTTTTAGTTTGGCTACTTTTATGCTTATACCCCTCTTATAGCAAAGCCGTAGATTGCGATACTGATACAGTTGGACTTTGCATGCCAACTATTGAGCAGATTATTGAAGAATCTAGCATTGAAACTATTGAGTTTCAAGATGGTGGTATTTTAACAACTACTGAAACAACTACAACAACAACGACAACCACAGTCACAAATGAAGACTCAACAGATATTTTAGACGGAGATAATGATTATGTGGTTTCCTCAAAAGAGGGAGATATGGATATTGACTGGGGAGGTCAGGGTTCGGCAACAATGCCATCTGGTTCTACTTGCGGGCAACTAGGTACTGATAAGTGTGCTATGATTACTGGTAGTGGTAACTCAACCAGTGTTATGGGAGTTCCAAACATGGGTACTACTTTTGTTAATACAGTAGATATATCAGACCTCAATTTTACACATGGAGGCAGAACTAATTACGAAATTAAAGTTTATAAGCCTGATGCACAAGACTCCATTTATATGCACATCACAGGAAAAAACGGGACAACAAATGTATTTAGTGGGACTGATATTCTAAGTGCAAGCGGCACAAATAGTCAGTACGGCCAATATTCTGGAGGCTTTAATTTTTCTGGTAGTCTTACATCAATTATTATTGAGGTTGGTGGTAGAGATATAAATATGGCCGTTGGCCCGATGTTCGATGATGTTCAAGTCAATGTTTTGTATAATGTTATAAATACTATTGTAGAGCAAACTATAACAAGCGTTGAAATGTTTGTTGCTTTGAACACTGATGCACCCGAAGAAATTATAGATGTTGTTGAAGATATATTTGAGGTAAACGCACCTATTGAAACAGATGTTGGTTTAGATTTTGAACCTATCGAAACCGAAGAAATAACTTATGAAACTGTTGAAATAGAAATAGCAGAAATAGAAATTCAAGAAATCCAAGTTGCTAATATAGATATGCCTGAGACTGAGGTTGAGGTAAATGTTATTGAGGTAGAGGCGGAGATAGAAATGGAATTAGAAATGAATTTAGAAACTGAAATAGAGATTGATACAGATGTGGGTGGAGAAGAGAATACAGAAACAACCACAGAATCAACAACAGAGCCAGACCAAACAGAAAATAACCAAGCCGATAACGATGTTTCAGACACCAACGAAGAACCGAAAGAGGAAGTAGTCGAAGAAACAACCGAAGAATCAAACGAGGAAACCAACAAATCAAAGACATTAAAAGTTGAAAAAAAGTCAGAAGACAAGCAAGAATCGCAACAAGAAAAGACAGAAAAAGACGAAAAACCCAAAGTAGTGCAGAAAAAAACTTCATCTAAAGAAAAAGCCGCTAAGAAAGTTTTGAAAAAAATTGATGATAAAAAAAGGTATGATGAATCTAGTCAGATAAAAACTTTAGTTGTTATGCAAGTGTTGGGAAACACTAAAACATTTTTTGAGAGTCAACAACAGTTAAATGACAGAGCAGAATTTTTTACAGACTTCACTTTGCCAGATGCCGTCATTTCTGATAATAATATAGCTGGTTACTTTTTATTTGTAGGAAGTGATGGATTAATGAATGAAATAATAGATAGTCAGTATAAATAATGGCAAAAAAATTTAAAAACTTTGAGGCACATGAGCCAGTACATCACAAAACAAGTATTGGCCGTAATCCTAGTAAACAAAAAATGAATAAACATAAAAGGCGATCATTCAAAGCCTACAAAGGACAAGGGCGTGGCTAAACAACAAACAGAAATAGATATAGGTGGTATTAAATTTAAGGGCGGTAGGGTTTTTCTCATAATAACAATTCTAACAAGTTTTGTTGGTATATTATGGGGTGGGTTTGAGGCATACCAGAGGTATCTTGATATGGAGGCTAAAATTAATTCTTTTGTTAGCCCTGATTTATCTGGCTTTGATAAAAAACTAGAGGTTGTAGATACTGAGGTTAGTATGTTGCAGTCAGAAATATCAGTTATACTAGAAGAGGTATCGTTAGTAGCTGATGTTGCAAAAGAACTTAAAAACGATTTAAAAGCAGATGTAAGAAGAATTGAGACTATTGTTGAAGATGTAGAACAAAGAGTAAAAGAAGATAGTAGAGAAAACTCAAAGGATTTAAAAGAAACTATTAGTGAATTAAAACAAGAAATGGCTGATTTGGAAGAAAAAATACAAAAACAAATTAGAATTGCTTTAGAAAATCCACTTAATAAAATGAAATGAGATATTTGATATTCTTAATTTTTTTAAATGGTTGTTCAATATCTTTAATCCCAGCTGATTGCGATAAAACAAAATACACTAATTGTTATCAATATTATTGGAATAAATATTAATGAAATATGTATTAATTTTATATATGTGCAGTATGGTTAGTGGAGAATGTCCATCAAGTAATGTATCTGGCTATCAATTTAACAATCATTATGACTGTGTAGTTGGTGGTTATAAAGAGGCTTATAATGCTTTCCGCAGTTTAGAAAAAATGGAAGAGTTGGAAAAAACGTATATAGAGGACGAAAAATTAGTTATAAAATTTGAGTGCAAAGGATTGAATGTAGAGAACACATAAGATATAAATAGTTATGACTAAAATAGTACCTAAAACAACAAAAGAGCATATTGTAAATATTTACAATAAAATTGAAAATTTAGAATCAAACCATATTTGGCACTTACAACGTGATTTAAAGAGATTAAATTATGTTTTATGGACTATTGGTTTTATGGTAGCAACTCAGTTTATTGCTTGGGTGCTTAGAATGGTGGGATAATGGATATAGAAACTTTAAGAGACGATATAATCAAAGAAGAGGGCGGTATAATATTAGAGCCTTATAAAGATCATTTAGGCTATTGGACTATTGGTGCTGGCCATCTTATTCGAGATAATGAAAAAGAAGAATTGATGAAACCAATAACTAAGGAACGAGCAGTAGAAATCTTTATGAAAGATTTTAATGTTGCTTTGAATGATATGGAAACCTTTACTGAAGATATGGGTATAGATGATAATGCCAAAGAGTGTGTTGCACATATGGTATTTCAACTTGGTTTACCTCGTTTACAAAAATTTGTTAAATTCAAAGAATGTTTGAAAAACAAAGATTATGCTGGTGCTATGGTCGAAATGAAAGACTCAAGGTGGTATAATCAAACAACAAACAGAGCAAATCGTATTATTGAAAAAATGCAGAAATCTATTACTGCTGACGTATAGGAGACAACAATGGTTTTAGGAAAATTATTGAGTGGTGGTACTATCAAGGCTGTTGCCGGGGTTATTGACGACTTACACACAAGTGACGAAGAAAAACTACAATTAAAAAATAGATTTGCTGAAATAGAGTCTAAACTTAAAGAAAAACAAATGTCTATAAACTTAGCTGATGCGTCTAGTAAAGCTGGTGGTATTAGTGGTTTTCTTCAAAGAGCATGGCGGCCTTTGATTGGTATGTCATGTGCTTTAGCAATATTTTGGGAATATGTATTATCAAAATTTATTTTATTTATTTGCGGCTTATTCCATTATGAGGTTCAAAACATACCTCAGATGGACATGGGAACACTTATGCCTCTAGTTATGGCACTCTTGGGTATGTCAGGTATAAGATCGTTTGAAAAACTCAAGAAAATAAACACCGATAAAGGAAAGGAGTAATTTATGGTCAAAAAGAAAATTGAACAACAAGTTACTAAATGGTGGCACGCATTCACAGAATTAAAATCTTGGGTGCAAATCATAATTGCTGTTGCAGTTGTTGTAGCGGCTCACAACTATATTCTTCATTAGATCATGGCTAAAAAGAAAAAGAAAATGGTTGGTGGTTTGACTACTAAACAGAAAAAGTTGCCTAAAGCGTTGCAGATGGCAATTTTAAAGAAACAGAAAAAGGGGAAATAATATGCCAAGAGGTGTAGGATATGGCTCTAGTAGAATGAGATCGATGAGGTCAAAACCTATGAAAGCTAAGAAAGCAAAAAAGAAAAAGAAGAAAAGATAATGGTTAAGGTTGCATCTATTTCAAAGTTTACAAAAGACTTAAAACCAAGACAGCGTAAAACCATGAACCGCCACGCTAGGCATCATTCATTGAAACACATGAGGTCTATGGCCAACGCTATGAAAAAGGGTGCAACCTTTGCTCAGGCTCACAATCGTGCTATGAGATCGGTTGGTAAATGAGTGGATTTACAACATCATCAACAATTTCTGAGTTAATTAACAAAAGGCCTATAAATCGCAAAAGAAGAGTTAAGATTACTCTTAAAGCACCTCAGAATCGCAATTTAAAGGCCTCACAGCGACTTTTAAAGGTTAGGGGTACTTAGTAACCCCAAACCTCTTTTCTAGCCTCTAAAACGGCTGTATCACGCCAAATCCAGTCATCAGGATTAGGAATAATGCTATTTTTCACATCTTCCTTAGAATTTACTGATTCTAGATATTTACCCATAACAGAAATAATATGTTCACATACTTTCATCGGTGTATCGTAGTCAGTAATGTTCATAGGTTCAAACTTTGCACCACTTTTATTTGCTATAAGATACCAAAGTTTCTGCTTTGCATTTGTCCCTCTATGATAAATAGATTGTTGCATCGCATGAGACATAGATAAGCCAGTAGGTTTTCGATTGGTTGTTTTAAGATCAATAAAAAAATCCTCTTTTGTATGCTTATCTTCAAAATGAAAATCAGTATATCCAATAATTGGTATTCCCAGAATATCGAGTTCTACTTTCTTTTGAAAGCCTATAAGATTCCATTTAAAACCAAACTCTATAAATGAACTGACACCTTTTTCAAATAATGGAATAAGATTGTATTCCTCATCATTTTGTTTTGGGTCATCGAACAATTTACAATTAGCATGGTATTGATCGAACATCTTATTTATTGCATCTTGTTTATCTAAACCATTGAGCCACATATTAATACCAGCCTCAACAGCTTTGCCCCGTTCTGATGAGGCATTAGATGGGAACTCATAACCAAATATTCTACGTAAAGCCCATTTATCTCTTCTAAATGCAAAATCAGTTATTTGACTAAATGATAATGGTAAAATACTTTTTACATCATCAGCATCAAATTTTTTAAAATGTTCAATCATAGCATATCCATATGGTTCTGAGTTTGTTTGATATTATCTTCAATATCTACAATAAGTTTCTCACACTTCTCGTAAATACGATTATCTTTACCAAACCTTTTCATAAAAAGATCAAGACCAGTCTTTGTCAGTTCCATTGTCCTTATGTCTTCGTTACATTTATCATAAGCAAGCATTTTTTGCATATCAATGCCATCTTCCATTTCTGCTATTTGATCTTCACTAATACAAAATAATTTTTGATCTGATGACATAATTACTCCATTAGTGAATACTCAGCAAAAGTTTTACCTTTTCGAGTAACATTTTTAGTTATGATTGCGTTCCCTTGTTCTCTTAGATTAAATATCCTTGCACTTAATCTAAAACAGCCAAATTTCTCTAAAGCTACAAGTGGGGTTAGTTTTTTACCTGATTTTAAATAATCAAGTATTCTTTGGTTTTGTGTTAGTTCTGGCATAATGACTCCTTTCTATAAGTTATTTTTTGCCAATTCCCTTTCGTTTACGACCTTAGTTCTGAGGTCATCACGAAAAGCCTTAAAGGTTTCGTATCTAATTTTAGAACGATTCCTTTGTTTAAGCGTTGGTTTATATCTATCAAACCACTGCTTATACTTATCATCAGAATAAATGAGACCATTTAATTCTGTTGAATTCTTATAACTACTTTTTTTACTGTGATCTAGCGTTAATTCTGCAATAATCATTTTTTCTTCTTTTTTCATTAATTCTACTGCTGTATCTTCATCAGCGTATTTTAAACCTACCTCTTCTTGAGTAGTCGAAAGTTCATTTGGGTTAAAATCTAGTGAATAAATATCAGTCGCCATTTTGTTCAAATTCCTTATTTTCTATTTTTTGTTGTAATTCTGTTCTAAATTCTTCGTTTATTCTTCTATTGCTGTGGGCCAGAGTATGACAGGGACGACACACAGGAAACAAATTGCTTGGAACATTGTAAGAATTTTTTTTACTACCGCCCATACCTTTAGGTGTAAGATGATGAATCTCTACCGCTGGCCTTTGATAGCAACCCCAACACTGGGGGGTATCAACAATAGATAACCCCCAATAGTCGTAAAATATCTTTCGGTAATTTTTAGATATTTTTGAGGTTGTCATTAAATGCTTTCACTGCATTTTTAGTCAAATCGCTTATATCTCCAACACTGAAATGACCACTACCCATTGATCTACCAACAACACCAGTTACGAAAATATCCATTCTCTGAGTATCGTTTTTGTTTCCTCCGTTTACCAAAGAAGATAAACGAATAGATGATGTATTACTTGGTGTAGTTATAGGCAAATCATCATCAAGCGTATGATTGTCAGCAATCCTAACATCTTTGACGTTAGTATATGGATTGCCTTTACTAGATGTTTTTACGTTCAAAATTGTAAAATCAATCGCATCGCCTGACTTTGGCATTGGGTCTAAAACTTCTCCTCGACAGTATAACCTAGAACCATCAACTAACTGTATAGCGTAGTTTGGTTTTCCATCTTCGGTATTATTAAAGACTTTATCAACTATATTCGACATTGTAGTTTCTCCTTATTATTATTTGTTAATTACGTTATAGCCTCGACCCTCTAAACAATTATTAATTAAATTTTGTCTAGTATTTAATTTAGGCGATAGCCATAACACTCTCCAACGAAAACTATTATACACTACTTTTGATTTATCAACAAAAGCATTGGTATTATCTTCAACTAAAGATTTACAAGTATAATAGTCATCGTGGTATCGTTCCGCCGTCCCCTCAACATTGGCGGAACTTTTGCCCCTACTATCTACTATTGGCGTGGTGCTACACCCAGCAAGGAACACAGCACCACATATTAGTAAAAGCAAAACTATTGATACCCTAAAAAGAGACTTATTAGTAGTTTTCTTTTTGGGTAAAATTCTTTTAACACTATACAGAGGAGTCTTTTTTCCATCTGTAGAGTAACCAATTACTTCTCTATGGTCTAAACCATAAGGAAATAAATTTTTTGATTTTTTAGCTTTTTTCATTTTTTCTCCCTAACATGAATGATAAGTCACAATTATTTTCTGTTCCAAATCGCCAGTATTAACCCATTTTTCTAAATCATTTAGATATCTTTTATTTTTAGAAATTGGAATATTATCTTGCAAAGTATTAATTAACTTTATGCTGTCTAAAAGCGATTTTTTAGATGACCAATGATAATAATTCAAACCCTCTTTATTCATATTTTTATTCCAAGCATCTTCATAGAAATAAAAATATTTTAAAATATCGTTAAATATTTCGTGAGTAGTAGGACGATGCACATTATATTTATCGTTATTTACACAATAAATTTTATTTTTTAGATCAGCATTATCTGGTAATTTTTTAAAAAAATAAATATCAAAGCTATTAGTTTTTTTTAAATCTTCTAGCCATAAATATTCAAGTCTTGCTTTTTCTTGTTCTTCTTTAGAAAAATCAGGACAAGTTTGATAATGTTCATCGCAACAATGTTGTAATTGTTCTATGCAATCATTATTTATTTGATAAGTTTTTTTAATAAAATATTCGTTGTTGTCATTAAAAAATTTTTTTATCATTTTATTTCTTCTCCTTATTATTATTAGGTTTGTTGATTGTACTCTTCATAACTAAATTACCATCGTTATCATAAACAGCAGTAGAGTTATCAAGATGAGTTATTTTAAAAAGATGTATGACCTTATTATTTTCAATAACATCAAACTTTTGTATCTTCTTAAAAAGTCTGTTTAGTTTGGGCATTATGACAACCTCCTTACGGCATACATAGCCGCACAATTAACACCACAAAATTTTTTACCATGAAACAATCTATAACTTTCTCCGTCCCATAATTTGTAAGAGTAAATTGTGTCTCCCTCTTTTATGTTAAGTTTTGGTATACTCCAACCTTGAACCACTTGTTGTTTTTTGTGATAACAAATCAAGTTACCATTGTAAGGTTCTTTTTGATTTCTTAAATCTTGTGTAACTCTTCTCAGTGTTTTGCTACACGTTTTACATTTTAGTTTAGGCATTGTATTCTCCTTATTATTATTATTATTATTTAACATTCCTAAACCTACGAAATTATTTAGGTTTTTACAATATATATTTTAATTATTTTTAGGTAAAAAAACCCTTGAATCCCAACGATTTTCGACTAATAATTTAAATAGTTCTTTTTTTAGCTAGGCATTGTAGCTTTTTGAACTAGGTAATTAACCCATTTTTAATTACCGATTCGGGGGTGGGTTTGCTCTATTGCTTTTTTCTCCCGCCCCCCAATAAAACAATTTACCCAAAAATAATTCTAGGTTTTTCTTGCATCTGTAATTAAAAAAAATTACAAAGCTAAATAAATGTTATTAAAAAATTTTATCAAAAAATTAATAGATCACACATATTTTGCAGATCATAAAGTTTATATTGAACTTTACGAACACGACAAAGAAAACGATACACTTAAATGTTACAAATTAAA